GTCCTTACAAGATTTTGATTTGTCTTCATTTTGCATGAGTTTGATACCAGATAGGAACCCAATCATGCCGCCGATAAGAGTAGAAAAAGCTGGTGAAATCATTTTGAAAATCTCGGCGTTGTCTACTTCCTTTGCCCACAAGCCCAGCATAAAACTGATTACCATGGCCAATACGGATAGACACAGGGTAGTGCTTACCATGAGCGTAACCCACAGCGTTAGCTTGTCCTTTACTTCTATCTGCGGCTTTTTTGGTTTAGGTATTGGTTTTCTGGTCATACAAGTTTGTCAATCTCGCGTTTAAGGTTTGTGATATCAATGTTTACCGTGATCTGTCGCATTCTGTACTCATAAATTTCATACTCATATTGATGAAACTTCTTTACCTGCTGGTCAATCTGTACCTGCACAGCCCTCTCAGCGTCAAGTCTTTCCACCCGCTTGGCAAACACATCTGTCTGCGTGGTCGCGGTAGGTTGGACTATCGGATACCATTTGTCGAAACTGATCTTCACTTCTTTTCCCGATCAAGCGCATCTTTGTACCCATGAACGACCTTACCCCTAAGCTCTGCCGAATCCGCCGCGCCCGCCCACTCGGACAGGTTGTTCCAAATGACTACTAAGTCTTGGCTTCTGCAAAACCGCACATTGTTTGTAAGCCACATTGACATCTGCTGATGCCGCTCGGACGGGTTGTGGATAGTCCAAGCAATACTGTAGAACTCACGCACATAGCATCCATCTTTGGCTACAGCTCCAACCAACCCCAACAGCAATAGGAGGGTGAGCCAGCGCATTTCATTTGTCTTGTTTTGAATCTAGCTTATCGAATATCTGGCGCAAAATTGTTTTGATCTCAGCAATATCATTTTTGTAGTCGTCTTTTTGGACGTAGTCTCTAAGCATCATTTCGCGCATTGCGTTGGCATCATCTTCCAACTTTTGAATTTTGCGAGTTGTTTGATTAAACACATACGCCACTAAAAAAGCGGCGATTGCTACAAAGAAATTGAATATTTGCTGGTTGTCCATTATTTCAAATTCCTGAGTTTATATAGCGTACTCAAATACTCAGCAACGGCTTCATCAAGAATGTTCTGAAGCGCAGTATCTGTTTTGTCGACTGCTGTGTATCGCATCTTTTCTACAGAATCTAAATGACGGGCCAATACGTCGGCTGGTTCACCAGTGTCTGTTTCTTCCAGCATGGGAATGTCTTCAATGATGCCATTACGACCTTGGTAAGCCTCGGTCAATGAGTCTGCAATATCCACAATACTAGGATAAAACTCTCCCAGCGCTACATGCTGGGCGTAACTTGTTGTGCGCAAGTGGGCTCTGTGCGCGTATTCACGGCTTAGAAACAGCAGTGCGATCAGACGTCCGATCATGTCGACTCCACGGTAGGTTTCATAGATGCAAGATTTGCAATAAGCCTGCTATCTGTAGGATTGAATTCTAAAGCTTTTTTGCAAAATTCAATAGCAGAATCTTTAAGTCCAAGGTTCCAAGCGGCAATGCTTGCTAGATCATATGGTTTCTCAGTCCACACCGAGGGGTCCATCGTATACACCAATTGCTTATCTTTAATTTCCAGTGCAGATAAAGCAGCAGCATAAGACTCAGCCCACATAGACTGGCGGTACGTAGCCAAAGACAATTCAACCCATGGCTCGCGGGTTCCGGGGGCTTCAGCAACAGCAAGGCGAGCCCATTTCAGGGCTTCGTTATTGTGGCCAAGTTCGGCATAGGATTTAGCCAGTAAACGCATGGCGTAGCATCGCTCGTTCTGCCAGTTGGCCTCGGGCATGGCCAAGTATTTGTTCAATGCATTAATCGCATCTTGCCAACGGGAATAGAACGTCAACTCACGGGCATGGTAAAACGCATTGCGTGGGCAGCGGGGGTCTTCTGCTACAGCCAATTCCAACAGCGGCATGTACTGACCACGAGACTTTGTTGGGTCTGGGTGGTGGCTGACTAGCAGCATATCTGTGTGGGCGTAAACTTCCTTTGTACGGTTGTCAGCGCGGGGGTACTCGTGAACTGGATGGTGCCAGTGATAGCCGGTGCGATGATGAATCTTTTCGTAGAAGAAACTAATTCCACAACCCCAGTCAAACTTGTAGCGTAGACGTGTCGTGTCGTCTTTCCAGACTCGCTCAATTTCTTCTCGCCATCCGGATTCCATGACTTCGTCAAGGTCAAGGGAGATGCAGACATCAAAGTCTCCGGGAATTAAGTTAAGTGCAGTGTCACGGGCTTTGTCAAAACGCCAAGGTTTAACGGAGATATCGTACACCGTAGCGCCCAAAGAACGGGCCAGACTAGCGGTGTTATCTGTAGAACCAGTATCAGCAATAAGAATAAGGTCGGCATCTTTAGCAGATTCACAGAAACGTTTTACAAATTGTTCTTCGTTTTTACTGATGGCGTATATGGCAATTTTCATGTATATCCTTTAGGTGTGTTGATCTGACATCGCGGCCTGGTGGATGTTACCGATATTTGCGCCAATCCAGCGCATTTCTTCTAAATCTCCGCCTTGATTAGCAACACCACCGGCGTACTCAATTACATACAAGTTCCGTTCTGGTTCGTAAGACAACATGCGCACGGTGTCTAAGAAGGGAAACCCGGTCAAATCAACAAACTTTTGAGGGGAGGAAAAAATATATGTGGTACCACCAAAACGGCAAGTAACACTTTTGTTGTACATATCAATTGAAACGTATGTGTAGTCCATGATTTACCTTAAACGGGAACGTATTGAATAAAAGCCAGTTTGATGGATGGCGGGATGTAATTGTCTGTGATACCGCTGGTACCCACTGTATGGGAATGCGAAGCAGTATCAGTCATATGGTACACACCTGTTGTGATGAACGCAGTACTTGTGGAGGACGCGCCGTGCGTATGAGACCATGTGTTGGTAGATGTAGTGCCTGACACAGAAGACGTTTTATTGACCGTTGCGCCATGCGCTGTAGCCGAAGAGTTTGAGTATCCAAGAAACCAGTCACGCATGTCCACAGTGCCGTTTGTGCCGTCGCAGATTTTCCAGTATGAGGGCAGCGCAGATAGACTGCCTGCAAACATAACCATATCGCCTGTTAATGCATCAGCAGCAGATGCAGCAAGCCATAACTTCAGCGCTCTGGTCCCCAAGTTGTTGATAAAGGCAGTGCCTGTAACCTTATGTGTGTGGCTTTGTCCTACAGTGCTTGAGAGGTTTCGAGTCTGCCCCGGAGCAGTAGTACTTGCGGCTTTAGACGCATAAGCAACGAAGTGATCGTGCGCTCCGCCTGTTCCTGAAGTTGCACTGTTAGATGCAGATACTCTGTTGACGTCAACTATGCCAGATGCGCCACCACGAATATTTCGTGTGGCTGTGGTTGCGACTTTCTGGGTCCACCCGGCTTCGGAGGTATCCCGCATGTGGATTGTATTGGCTGGAAATTGCGCTTGACTTTGTGTTGCAATCAGCAGAGTAGCCTCTGTTGTGTACGGGCGAGCGGCAGACAAGCTAATAGATATTGACGGAGATGTATGCGTGTGATTACCGGCGGTCTGGTAATCAACAATGGTATTGGACCCGGCGTTTGCGGAAGAGTCGATATATCGCGGATTGGATGAAGAATGAGCCCCCGCAGTCCCAAGCGAGTACGAGGCAGATATCGTGCCAGAAGCCGCAACGGTTGTTGTGATCTCAGCTTGAGTTGCCGTACCTTGAATATACAGGCCATCAGCAGCAGCGTAACGTGACCACCCAGTAAGTCCGGGGTTTGCCCCGTTGTACATGATAATACTTCCAGTGGGGATAGAAGGCTGTGGGGTAAAGCTGTTTGATGCTACGGAAGTATTGCTACCGTAGTTGTTTGTTGCTGTAACTTCGCAAGTGATAGCCGTGCCAACGTCGGCAGCTTCGATAGTGTACGTATTAGAAGTTGCACCAGCAATGTGAACGCCATTACGTGTCCACTGCGGGCTGGTTGTAATAGGCAAAGCGCCTTTCCAAATACCGTTAGTTCGTGTCAGCACAGCACCCTCAACAACAGAACCTGATGCAGTAATGGACGGTTGAACTACGTTGTATGGAGCAACAGTTGCGTCGCCTAATATCAAAAGACTAGCTGTGCTGCGGCCAGACAAAATAGGCATGGCTAATCCTTATGCAAACGCAGTTTGAGAAACCAGTGCAGTATACGTAACAGAAGCAGTTTTGATAAGCGTTAAGGTATAGATATCAACCGCGCTAGGGTTGCCCTGATTGATAACGTAGCTGTTCTGGTACTTAGGCGTGATGCTTATCCCATCTACAGTGTATGCAGTTGGGTAGTATGGTGTTGCTCCGTTTGTAACCATTAGCACAATTGTCATGGCTTCGCCAATTGCCAACGTAGAGTCAAGTGTTGTCCCGCTATTGCCGCGAATATTCCAAGTAAAGTTGGTTGTGTTGTTGTTGGTGTAATATAGGATTGACTGAGTCAAAACGTCATACTGCATGGTCGAAGTAGGAGCCGAGGCCAACACCGTTATCAACTCGAAGGGAGCTTTCAAAGTCTTCTTTGATAGCGTTTCTCTACCTACTAGCGTGGCCAGCGTGGCCAAGAATGTGGCGTCTACGTTTGGCTGAATAATTTGCGTAGTCATGCTATACCTTTATGCTGTAGGCAGTGGGGCTGTTGGTGGTGTGAAGGTGGCTGTGTAACGAGCAGCCTTGGTGATACGCAGGTCGGCAATATAACCGGCGTAATAGAAATTACTGCCAACCATCTCATACCCGACTACTGCACCGTTTTGAGTGAAATTAGTGCTATTTGTTGTTGAACCGTTTAAAACTCCGTTTTGATATATTGAGAGAGTAGTTCCGGAGCGAACAACAGCAACGTATACCCATGTATTAGTCGGTATTGCGTTAGTTGCTAATAAAAATTCAGTAGTTTCATTGGTAACCCTGACTTTATTTGCATTGTTGATTTGTATATGAAGGGCGTTTCCTGTACCAGTAGTTGACGAAATAAACATTGCACCAAAATTTTGATTTCCGGTGAGATACAACCACCCCTCTACAGTAAAGTCGCCTGTCCCAAACTGATATCCTGGATTGCTTGGGGCGGTCAAATAATCACCGCTACCGTCAAAGTACACACTGCTGTAAGTAGCAGCTTGGAATGGGTTGAACGCCCGAACTGCTACATCACCAGTGCGAGTAATTGTCAAAGCGTTGGGGCTGCTGTCTACGAGCGAGCGTGATTGGCATGTTAAAAATGACGTACCACTAATCGCCGTCAGCGGAGCTGTAGGTGGTGTAAAGTTGGCTGTGTATACAGCTGTGCCTTTGACAGTACGGACATTAGTAAGAGTACCTGAAAAAGTAAGCGTCGATACAGGGGAACCGCCTGACCAATATGTACCAATCCCCGCAGGTGCCGAAGCTCCATAATCGTTAGCATCGGCGTAAGCTGATCCTGCTTGCACTCCATTTACAAACAGCTTTGTGGACCCAGAGGCCCTAGTCAGAGCAATATGATACCAAGTGTTGCTACTTAAAGCTGCGCTACTTAGTCTGTCTGCGCTATTTGTGTAATACCTTAATACGTTTGACCCACCAAGAATATAGAAGTGCGGGTTAACGCTACTTCCGGAACTAAGGTTACTAAATACTGTCTGATCAGCAGCCACATTGCTTGGATACATCCAGAACTCAATTGTAAAGTCTCCCGTTCCATAACCAAACGCCGCGTTAGTTGGCACGGTCAAATAATCACCAGTACCGTCAAAGTAGTTGCTGTAGTAAGACCCAGCGTATGGTGTCTCGTAGCGAACCTTTGCATCGCCAACTGTTTCAAAATCAAATGTACGGCTGCTGTCTGCAGCACCGGCTTTGTCCATGTTGAGCAGCAAGGTTGTGTTCTTAACTGCTTGTAATGGTGCTGCTGGTGGAATGAATCCGGCTACATAAAGTGCTTGACCCTTGACAATCCGGAGGTCGGCAATATACCCACTAAAGAAGCTTGAAGGTCCTGACCTTGCACCGATATATACTGGTTTACTAGCGTCACCAATCGTAGTAGAAACTGTTAGTGGTGTTCCTACAGAGGCACCGTTTATATATAAAGAGCAAGTACTGCCTGACCTTACTGCTGCAACGTGGTACCAAGTGTTTGTGGTTACAGAAGAGGCTCCAGAATACACATAAGACGAGGAACCACTAGGATAGAATTGAATCCCAGTACCACTCATAATAACAATCCAATCTGTTGACACATTGGAAACATAGTTACCAATCAGGTCTTGCGTTCCTGCAACAGTAGTGAAATTAACCCAAAACTCAATTGTCAGGTTGCCACCAAATTGAAATTGGTTACTCGAAGGCGTAACCAAATAATCACCGCTACCGTCAAAGTAAGCTGAACCGCCATACAGCGCAGGCGTGTAAGACTGGCCTGTTGTGTATGTGTATGCATTCGCTGGGAATGGGTTATTCAAACTGCCTGAAACATTTCCAGATTTGGTAATCGTAAATGCGTTAGGTGAGTTGTCGATTGCAGTAAGGTTCTGGCAAGTCAGAAGTGCAGTGTTAGCGACTGCAATCAACGGAGCGGTAGGCGGTGCGAAGTTGGCTGTGTAGACAGCCGTGCCTTTGACAATTCGGGCGTTGGAGATATATCCATAAAAATGATTGGGGTACGATGGATACCCGTAATATCCTATATTAACGGCACCGGTGTTGCTATCTGTAGCAGTAATTGTTGCTGTTACAACTGAAGTTCCGTTAAGATACATCACCACGTTGCTTGAACCTGACCCATTTCTTACCACAGCAAGATGGTGCCATTGGCCCTGAGCAATAGTAGCAGTATATTGGACTGTTATAGTAGCTCCACCAACTGCGTATTCAAAACGCAAAGCGTTACCGGTAGTAGTACTATTCCCTAGCACGTACAAAGAATAATAATTGGATGTGTCTTGAATCTTTGTTATTAATTGCCCACTACGTTCAGAGCTTGGGTTTGATGCAGAATTCCCAGCAATATAAAACCAGCACTCAACAGTAAAATTGCCTGCGCCAAGTGTAAGCGCAGCATTATTGGGCACACTCAAATAATCACCGCTGCCGTCAAAGTACTGTGAATACGATGTAATGCCAAATGGATGAAACGTTTTTGCAGCAACGTTACCGTTACCGGTAATAGCGAATGCGTTCGGGCTGTTGTCCACAATTACTGGGGACTGGCAGGTGAGCAAACTTGTACCGCTGATCGCTGTCAGCGGAGCTGTAGGCGGCGTGAAGTTGGCTGTGTAGACAACTGTGCCTCTAACAATACGTAAATTGCTAATGTACCCATTCCATACGTCAGATGTACCACTAGTGTAATTTGCAACAATAATAGAAGACGGTGTAGCAAAACTGGCAGAGTTAGTTCCGGTGGCTACACTAGTTCCGTTTATGTATATTGTGAAATTATTACCGGATCGTGTTACCGCAAAGTGATACCAAGTATTTATTGCTAGAGACGACGTACTGCAACTTACCGCCTCGCTGACGCTGTTATAGGTAACCTTTAACAATCCAGTGCCGGAGTCTACCCATATTTGAAGTGACCCACTAGTACTGCTAATTAATAATACTTGGTTGTTATTAGTCCATGAATTTGTTTTGTACAACCACATTTCCACAGTGAAATTCTCAGTTCCAATTGGAAATGCTGTTGATGTGGTCGAAGTAAGGTACCCTGTACTACCAAAAGTCGCGCTATATGAAACGGGTGTCTGGGTGACAGGGCTAAATGGACTGAAGTTTCGAGCGCTTACATCACCAGTTTTTGTAATGGTGAAGGCGTTTAAACTGTTGTCAACGATCCTGCTGGATTGGCAGGTCAAAAGTGAAGTTCCAGCAATTGGTTCTAAAGGCGCTGTCGGTGGTGTGAAATTGGCTGTGTAGACAGCTGTTCCTTTAATTACACGTAGATTGGAAATGTACCCAATAAAACTGTTAGCGCCTATAACTGGTCCGTTTTGAGTAAAGTTTATACTGCAAGAGACAACCGTACCAGCGACACCATTTGTGTAAATAACTGAAGATGTTCCTGAGCGGACTACAGCAATATGATACCAAGTGTTGTTTATTAAAGTAGGTGTAGTTGCAAAAACAGTACCTGCATTGGTAAGCCTAAGTGTACTACCAGAAAAACTTACATACAAAGAGTCTGAACCAATGTCTGTTTGTAATACGTAACCTACCTGCGCAACATTTGAAGTGTATACCCAGAACTCAATTGTGAAACTACCGGTGCCCATTGCTAGAGCAGTAGCACTAGATGGTAAAGTCAAGTAATCACCACTACCGTCAAAGTAGTTTGACCAGTTCGAACCGTAAGGACTGAACGTACCTTGGGTGGCATTACCAAATTGGGTGATCGGCAGGTTGCTACCGCTGTTGTCAATAAACTGTTTGTTCGCTGCAGGAATGTCAGTCTGTAATGTCAACAGCTGAGTGTTTGCTACTGCAGTCAATGGCTGTAACGGTGGGGCAAAGTTGGCTGTGTATACAGCTGTGCCTTTGACGATCCTAAGATCAGCAATGTATCCAACAAAGTAGTGATCGTACCCGGAAAACTTTAACGCACCACCTAAAATTAAAGTTCCGGACGTTGCTGAGCCTCCTGTGTAAGCATTAACAGTCAGTGTCTGCGCCACTCCATTTACAAACAAATAATTAGTTGATCCGCTGCGAACCATTGCCACGTGATACCAAGTATTTTGGGCAAACGTATATGAGCAACGTATGTAGTTGCTGTTACTTCCCATAGCACTAAAATAAAGAATGTTACTTGTTTGGTCTATAAAAAATTCCCAGCCTTGACCAGCTACAGACGGGCCAAATACGGCAATTGCGCCTTGTTTATTACCCCCCGAGTCAGTAGCAAATGCACCTGTTATATTTATCCACGCCTCAATAGTAAATGTATTGCCTGCAACGTCAAAAGCTGAGTTATACGCAGCGCTCAAATAATCACCAGTACCGTCAAAATACCCCGAACCCAGATACGTTGTATCGACAGCAGTAGTTGTCTGAGTGAAAGGACTGATGAGAACAGGCTGAGCCTGACCAAAGCTGGTAATAGCCAGCGCATTTGCCGAGTTGTCCCGAGTCGTAGAAGACTGGCAGGTTAGAAGTGCTGTACCACTGATTGCTGTCAAAGGGGCGGTAGGCGGAGTAAAGTTGGCTGTATAAAGGGCTGTGCCTCTGACTATTCGGAAATTACTAATTTTTCCAGCTGTATAGTATGAGCCGTTAAGATACGAACAAATGTTTACTGACGCACCGCCTGGATCACTAACAGTAACTCCAGTCAAATTACCCGTGGTGCCCCCCGCTACTCCATTGATATAGGTTTTAAGCGACGTACCGTTCCTTACACCAGCAACATGATTCCATACACCTGCTGTCAAACCAGAAGCTGACGATATGTACTGAGAGCCGCCCTCCATCACGCTGAACTGTATACCAGTCGCGCTCGTTTGATAAAATTCCCAGCCAAAATTTGAAGTGGCCGATTGCCCATTTGAGTAGTTAGCCAATGTGCCACTAGAGCTAGTCAACATCACCCACATCTCAATGGTAAAGTCGTTGGCCCCTAATGAAAGTTGAGCACTGTTGGCTACAACTAAATAATCCCCACTACCATCAAAAGTCGTGCTGTACAACGTATTAACGTTTACAGATGTTGGAGGTGTGAAAGGGGCAAAGCTACGTACTGATACATCACCGGTCTTTGTAATGGTGAGATTGTTCTGACTGTTGTCGATGAATCTATTGGACTGGCAGGTCAGGAGCGATGTACCGCTGATGGCGGTCAGTGGGGCAGTAGGTACTGTAATAGTTGTCTGCGTAGGGTTATAAACTGATGACCCTTTGACTGCACGCACATTAGCGATATACCCAGTTAGATAACCGCCATTCGATGCTTGTCTTCCTATATTGAACGCATTAGTACTTGAAAAATTATTTGATACTGTAGCAGTCGCAACTCTGGTACCGTTTAAAAACATAGACGCTGTTGTACCACTTCTGGTTACAGCTAAATGATTCCAAGTATTAATAGTTGATGAAGCACTCGATGTCAAGAAAACGCTAGCCCAACCTACTAGTAGTGGGCGCAAACTAGAGTCCAGCTGGATTTCAAACTGAGTATCTCCCCCACTTCCGGAACTTATCGAATTGGAAAACAAACCAACTACTGCACTAGTAGATTGGTAGTACCACAGCTCGACACAAAAATCTCCCGAACCAAAAGCAAGATTTGCAGAAGATGGTGCAGTCAGATAATCACCGCTGCCATCAAAGTACGCACTATAGTAACCTTGCGTGTACGGGTTGAAATTGCTTGGGCGTGTGTCGCCGTTCAATGTCAACGATGTGTTGTTGTTACTAGCGTCGTAGATGAATGTTTTAGCAGGCGGTGTTCCGCTGATCAGCAGCGTTACATATTTCCACAGTGCGTCACCAGTGACGACAACAGCGCGAACAATGGCACGTAAGGCATGAGATAAATACATTAGGCTACATTCCCAACGGAAGCTCCGTAGATTGTTGAGTTAACTTTCCACAATTCGATCACACCATAGCCGGTGGTCGGCAAAGTAGGTGCAGTTCCACCCACCCATGTTACCGCCATTGTTGACCAAGTAATAGTGCTGGTCGTGCCTGCGACCATTAAAGTTACACTCTGCCCAGACAAAAATGAAGTAGCCGTAGGAGTGCGGCTACCTCCAAGCGACCATGTCTGAATGGTGCCGTTGGCTGGGTTGATATCTACGGAAGCTCCGTCGGTAATCGCATACACCGTTTCGTTAAACGCTGTACCAAGCGAATTCACCTTATTGGCAAATTTTGAGAATATTGCTGCGATTGTCATTGGGTTACCTCAAAAATTATTTCAACTGGCGGACAACAATTGCCTGTCCGGACAGTGGCGTAAAGGTGAATGTTAACGTAGTGCCAGAGACTGTGTAGTCCGAAGTTGGAGCCATACAGACACCGTTAATGAACACAAACAAACCGTCAACTCCGTAGCCGCTTGTAATCGTAAACGCAGTCGTTGTACCGTCACCTGTAAAGGTTTGAGTTGCTGCAGTAAACGATGTACCAGACGCACCAGTTGGGCCAGTAGGTCCGACGCTATTAGGACCGGTAGGGCCTGTAGGACCGGCAACACTAGAAGCTGCACCTGTAGGGCCGGTAGGACCAGCAGAACCAGCGGAACCTGTAGGACCAGTTGGGCCTGTTGGCGAAGCAATGTTTGTAACCGTATAAGCAATGGTCTCGATAATGTCGCCAGCTGCTGCAGGGGTTGCCAAGACAATGCTTGTGCCGTCAGTCGCTGTAAAGTCATTGCCGTTTAAGAACACACCGTTTTGGTAAACAGCGACGAAACCAATTTCATACGCCACAGTAAACGTAGCCTGAGCAGCAGATGCTGTGAAGCTAGTACGTGTGTAAGTTGTTGTAGCAGGAATGCCAGCAGGACCCGTAGGACCAGCAGAACCAGAACCGCCTGTTGGACCAGTTGGACCAGATGTGCCCTGAACACCTTGGATACCCTGAATACCCTGAGCGCCTTGCGTGCCTGTAGGACCAGTTGGGCCTTGTCCACCTTGTGGGCCTGTAGGACCGGCAGAGCCAGCAGAGCCTGCGCTACCAGTTGGACCAGTTGGGCCTGCAACAGTTGAATCAGCACCCGCGTTACCCTGCGGGCCTGTAGGACCAGCAACAGTAGATGCCGCACCAGTCGGACCTGTTGGACCAGCAGAACCTGCGCTACCTTGTGTCCCAGTAGGGCCAGTTGGGCCGCTGTCGCCTTGAACGCCCTGAATACCTTGAATACCTTGATTGCCTTGTGGGCCTGTAGGGCCAGCAGTACCTTGTGTTCCTGTAGGACCCGTAGGTCCGGTAATGCTCTCACCCGTAGTACCCGTTGGACCTGTTGGGCCTACTACAGTAGAAGCTGCACCCGTTGGGCCAGTTGCACCTGTTGGGCCTGCTACACCCTGAGCACCGTCAAGATTGACAGTCCAGTCAGCATACGTACCAGAACCAGTATTGCCTGTTATGTTAACAACTAAGACACCAGTAGAGCTGTTGTACGAAACAACAGGTCCGTGCATGTGGGTAACAGTATCACCGTTGTAGCTGATGATGATATTTTGTGCTTCGCTGTAGGCAAGGCCAGTTCCAATGGTCAGCGTGTGTGTCGTGTTATTAACTGTAAGCGACGTTGTACTAGTCGTTTTGTAGCGATCACCATTAGCACCAGCAGTGCCAGTAGGGCCAGTAGGACCAGTAGGGCCTGTAGAACCTTGTAAACCCTGTGAGCCTGTAGGCCCAACGCTACCTTCAATACCTTGCGCACCTGTAGGACCGACAGTACCTTGAATGCCTTGAGCGCCTTGGATACCTTGTGGGCCTGTGGGTCCGTGATCACCAACAGCACCTTGTGCACCGGTTGGGCCGGTTAATCCAGTATTGCCTTGAGCGCCAGTAGGACCGGTCACGCCTTGGATTCCCTGAATGCCTTGAGCGCCAGTAGGGCCAACATCGCCTTGATTGCCTTGTGCACCGGTAGAGCCTGTAGGACCAACCGCACCTGTAGTTCCCGTAGAACCTGTAGGACCAGTAGGGCCAACATCACCTTGAATGCCTTGAATACCTTGAATACCTTGCGGGCCTGTTGGGCCAACTACACCTTGAATGCCCTGGGTGCCTGTAGGGCCAGTAGGGCCAGTAACAGCTAAGCCGGTAGGGCCAGTAGGTCCATCACCTTTTAGAGCGCGAATAACAATTGAATGCCCGCTTGCAGGAGCAACCACAAAGCTAAGCGTTGTACCTGAAACAGTAAAGTCAGTTGTAGGCTTCTGCGATACACCGTTTAGATAAACAAGCAGGTTATCAGTAACAAACCCGGAGCCAATCGTAAACGTTGTAGTGGAATTATCACCTGTAAAAGAATATGTAATAGCCGAGAAAGGGAAGCCAAAACCGGCAGCCCCGGTTGGGCCAATAGGACCAGTCACAGAGGGACCAGTAGCACCGGTGGGTCCTGTTGGGCCAGCTACAGTTGATGCATCGCCTTGAGAACCTGTAGGACCGGTTGCGCCAACTTCGCCTTGGACGCCTTGAATGCCTTGTACGCCTTGTACGCCAGTGGGACCAGCGTTCCCCTGAGCTCCAGTGGGGCCGGTAGGACCAGTTACACCTTGGACACCTTGAATACCTTGACCACCGGTTGGCCCCGTAGGGCCTTGAATACCTTGATCACCTTGGACACCTTGAATACCCTGAATACCCTGTGCGCCTGTAGGACCTGTAGAACCTACAACGCCCTGAATGCCCTGCTCACCTGTAGGTCCAGCAACACCTTGGATACCTTGTGCTCCGGTGGGGCCTGTAGGGCCAACAATACCTTGTATACCTTGTGCGCCTTGAATACCCTGAATACCCTGTGCGCCTGTAGGACCTGTAGAACCTACAACGCCCTGAATGCCTTGCTCACCTGTAGGACCTGTGACGCCCTGAATACCTTGTGCGCCGGTGGGGCCTGTCGGGCCAACAATACCTTGTATGCCTTGTGCACCAGTTGGGCCAGTGACACCTTGAATGCCCTGAGCGCCAGTAGGGCCTGTAGGACCGGTAGGGCCTTGAACAGTTGAAGCTGCGCCTGTAGGGCCAGTAGGGCCTTGAACACCTTGAGCACCGTCAAGGTTGACTGTCCAGTCGGCGTATGTGCCCGATCCAGTAACGTTGACAACATCAAATGTTAGTAATCCACTAACGCTGTTGTATGAAACAACAGGGCCATGAAGATGGGTTGATGTGTCACCGTTGTAACTGATGATGATATTCTGAGCTTCAGAATACGACAGCCCTGTACCAATTGTCAGAGTTAAATTAGTTCCTGTAGCAACTGCTAAAGAGGTTGTACTTGTCGTCTTATAGCGATCACCATCAGCACCGGCGGTGCCTGTAGAACCTGTCGGACCCGTTACACCTTGAATACCTTGAGCACCTGTTGGGCCAGTTGGGCCAACTACGCCCTGAATACCCTGGGAACCAGTGGGGCCGGTTTCCCCTTGGATGCCTTGTGCACCTGTAGGACCTGTAGGACCTGTGACGCCTTGAACGCCCTGTGCACCTGTCGGGCCAGCATTACCCTGAATACCTTGAGCGCCTGTCGGGCCAACAATACCTTGTATGCCTTGTGCACCAGTTGGGCCGGTTTCCCCTTGAATGCCTTGTGCACCCTGAGCACCTGTAGGACCTGTGACGCCCTGAATACCTTGAGCGCCGGTGGGGCCAACATCACCCTGAATACCTTGAGCGCCTGTCGGGCCAACTACACCCTGAATACCTTGGATACCTTGGGTCCCGGTGGGACCTGTGACACCCTGTGCACCCTGAGCACCTGTAGGACCTGTGACGCCCTGAATACCTTGTGTGCCGGTGGGGCCAATTGCACCAGTGGGGCCCGCAATGCCTTGTACACCCTGAATACCTTGAGGACCGGTTGGGCCAAGTACACCTTGAATACCTTGTGCACCAGTTGGGCCTGTAGGGCCAACGATCTGACCAGCATCAATCCATGCAGCTCCGTTCCAAGCATACAAGCGGCCGTTCGAAGCAACAATATACGTATCACCAATGCTGTTACCCGAAATCGGCAAATCATTGATAGTAGCAACAGTACCTTTAATGGTAATACCGGTGCCAGCTGCACCAGTTGGGCCTGTCGGACCGGAAAGGGGACCAGCATCAACCCATGGCATTATGTGTTACTCCAAATATAAATTTTGCCTGTTGAGGCAACAAATATTGACTGTCCGGGGCTACCTGTAGCAGGCAAATCTGCAACCGTTGCAACAGTCTGACTGATTGCTAAACCAGAACCTGTGGCTCCAATTGGGCCCTGTGGTCCCGTTGTGACAACTTCAACAATTGTAGGAGCAAGAGGAGTATCTTGAACAATTAGACTTGTGTCAGACCCTATTTCTTCAACAATTGTGTAACTCATCGAGTAACCTCTTTAGAAACCTCTACATCACCGTACAGTAAACGTGTGACAACACCTGTAGAAGAAACCAATTCTAAATCGTATTTACCGCGCTGCCAAGTAATAGCGCCTGTATCAGCCGCAGACACGAGCAACTGAATCTTGCCCTGCCCAGCGGTAATAATAATGCGGTTATTTAGAGTAGACAAATCCAGCAAAATTGTGCTAGAGCTTACAGTCTGCCTAATCTGCATACGGGCGGTATACCCAGACAAATTAATAACAGTTCCAGTGCTGTCTTTCCAGACAAATGTTTTGTCTAGCGTTGCACCTTGTTCAATAACAAAATCATATGCAGCAGCGGTCATACAAACCTTTGATATTCAATTTGGACAGAAGCACGGGTCAAACCTTTTGCTACACGAGTACGAACTTCATTCATACCATCACTAAATCGTTTCAAATACAACTGCGCGGCCTTAGGTTCGTAATATGGTTGATCGGGCGTATCGTACAAACGCGCACGCGCACCCAAGGTGATGAACTCGTAGTAACGCTCATAAATTTCTTCATCAATCACAGACGAAGAACGAGAAGGCACAACTGCAACGCGCAACTTTAACTTTGCAGGCTCAGTTTCTTTTGGTTTTGGGACCAGAGTGATTTCTTGTGTGCGGCTACGGAAATAATAGTATGGGTTACCGTCTAAGTCATTCCAGTTAGACGTGCGATAGATGCGCGTCAGCTCTTCAACAGCTTTAGGAATCAACAACTGGTCGCCATACCATGCTTCCATAACGTCAACAACTTGATAGCCAACATCAGGCTCAAATCCATAGGACGCAACTTCTGCTGTCATATCCATTGGAGACAACTCGGTTTGTAGCACTCGCGTCTTCTCACAAAACTGAATAGCTGCGTTGCGAATAGCCTGCACAGCTACAACCTCAGGTACGTCTTTAACAAACTGAACAACGTCAGGTAGAAATAGGTCGTAGGATACGTCGCTCATGATTGTGATCCTGGAATAACTACATTACGTGGGTTAAGCGCGTTAACTGGGTCATTCGATGTCTCAGTCTGCGCCTTACCTTGAATGGCACTGTAGAACGTTGACATGTAACCTTGCGCCAACTGAAGGCCCGGCGCGTATTCGGCGTCTTTGCTACAAGCGCGGTACAAAATGTAGTCAACCAAGGCGGACTGGAAAACATCAAAGAGGGGTATAACCTGACTTTCGGTAGTCAAGTTAACTGGTTGAGCTGAATAATTCACCTCAATGTATTGGGTCCCGGTGTTGGGAGGGTAAACATAAAACGCCAGCTGATCTTGTGTGTCATAGATGTAGTTCTTGACTTCAGCTTTAGGAATCTCGGAATGCCAATTAGGGATGAAACCATCCAAGACTTCACGAGACACAATACGGATTGCTCGACCAGGGGCCGAACCAGTAGTGCCCATATTGCGATAAATTTGTAACAACAACCAACCGTCTGAAGGTAATGTTTGCCGGGTTCCAGCAGTCAATAACTTCGAGACGGTGGTCGATGAAGCACTCGGTTGCATGGTCACGATTTGGCGCATACCATCGTTTAACCAGCTGAGTAATTCAGCACGGGTCCAACGAACATTAGCAATATCAGTTAACTGAATCGCCGCTTTGTTAATAATGGTTTGAGCGGTTACCGTACCCATAATCTACCTTATGGAGTTACAGCTAATGCTGCAACAATTGCGGGGACTTGTGTGCCAGACCACAAACCTTGAACAACTAAGTTGTTAGAGGTCGCAGTACCTGCATCAAGGCCAGTAATACCTAGAGCTTGTGTGTAAGTAAAACCCGCAGATACCAAACCATCAATGTTGGAGGTAGTATCTTCAGCAATTACAGCCTGCGCTTGTGGCAGGGACAAACCACTAGAAATGAGATCGTCAATAATGGCCATGGTGTTCTCCTTAGGTTAATAAATGGCAGGGCCGAAGCCCCGCCTTCTCCGGTAGGAGTTTAACCTGCAGCGACCAACAAAGCCAGACCATTTGGTTGTACGACGCTAGTGCCGTACACGTTCAAGCCGCGAACCAACGTACCGAAGTCGTTAGGATTCTGCAAGCTCTCAACCTTAGCGATCTGAGAAGCGAAAGTGATGGCAGACTTGTGGCCAGCAATAACGGCGTGACGCTTAACTGCACTAGACAAGTTAGCATCGGTACCAGTATTTGGGTTCATCCAAGTTTTGCCAGCAGCGCCACGTGGAACCAAGTTAGACACATACACTGTGAAACGGTCGATCATGCCGATCTTGCCGTTACGCAACACGCTAGAAGCGTCACCCATAAACTGGGCTTGTGCCAAGTTAGATTGCATCAAAATCTGACGCTCTGTGGGGGTAATGATCAACCAGCGGTCTGTCTCAGGCACGTTGGCTTCGTCCAACACGCTTGACAAAGCAGTAATGCTAGACAGGATGTTAGAAGCAGTCAAAGTGATGGCAGATGTGTCAATACCGAGGTTATAGCCGCCAGAGATAGCACCAGCAGTTGCGCCTTGGTTAGAAGCAGAGCCTTGGTTGAAGTTAGTGTACAGAACGTCTTTGTCGATCTGAATCTTCATTTGCATGGCAGCGTCATTGGTGAACATGTCCATCAATTTAGGCTTAGCCTGCAACTCGAGAACGTTGTTCACGTTTACGCCGAAGTATTTA